CTGAACTCAACGCCTCTATCGAGATTATCGTTAGCAACAGGAGCAGTATCACCACCAAGAGTAACAATGGGGTCATCAACCTGAAGGGTCGTCGAATTGACCGTCGTCGTGGTGCCGTCAACCTGTAAATCACCCCAAACTCTGACGGTTCCAGTAACCGCCCTATCATCACCAGGATCAAGGTTGAGAGTTGCATTGGTTGTAGCAATGTAATTATCTTGGAAACGTGCATCCTCTACCCAAACTTTACCTGCTGTTTCAGATGCACTAATTTGAACAGTATCTTCGGCAGTGACAATGATGTTGCTAGTTCCAGAACCAGCGTTTGTTGTCAGGATGTTGAAGTTTCTGTTAGAAGCAGTATTCTGTGTTAATTGAAGAGTGAGGTCACCATCTCCAGTTTTGTCCAGGGTTTGAGCAACAACACCATCAAGAGTGATATCAGGATCGCTGAAGTACGAGCGTACATTGATATCAAGTTCCCCAGCTCCGCCGTCCCCTGTATTATTAGCGCCAACAAGTAGATTACCACTCGTGTCATTAACTTTGACGTAGTTAAGATAATTGAATCCTCTGTATCCAGAGGTTCCAGTAAGTTCTTGATCAAGTTCAAAATCTTCTTTTGTATTTCCATCAGCAAAAGAAATTCTATTATTCTGTAATTGAGTATTGTCTACGCCTTGGGCGGCAATGGTAACGTGCCCGTTGTTGTCAACGTCGAAATCTTCCTGTGCAAAGGAAGCCAATCCCTTCTGCTCTGTTGCCGCAGCCGCGAGGAACCTCCATCCTCCAGTATCGCTGCTATCAGTATGAGCTGGGGCACCAGCGCCCGCAAGAATATCTTGAATGGCTTGATAGACGTTACCACCCTCTTCGATGATGTCATATCGGGAATAAGCTACCCCAGCACTATATGTAGCATACTTGCTGCCCTCAGTAGCGGTAGCAATAGGCACGTTTGTAGCAGAGGTCAAACGACCATAAGCATCAACTGTAAATTTCGATGCATTTACAGTTTCTGTGCCAAATGGTTCATTATTGGGACCAAGTGCAGTTACAGATGTAAGGGACTCGGTATTGTAGTCCCCTGGTACTACAGCAGTAACGATAAGGTCGATTGTTGGATTACCAGAAATACCAGCACCATCGTTAATAGCGATTCTAGTTGCAGTACCAGTAATAGTTCTGGTTGCCATGCTGCCACCAGAAGTTCTGGAAATAATACCTGTTGTAGTCAGTCCAGAAATTGCAGCAAGGTCAAGGTCATAAGGTTGTGCAGAAGAACCCTCTACATTACCATCGAGATTATATGCAGCGAGAGTCGATGGATTTGAAGCATTAATAATTCTACCCTTTGCATCTACAGTAAGAGAAGTATATGTTCCTGTAGGTGTTCCTGTGCCATCGTAATGAGGAAGAGTTGAAACAAGTGTGAGTTCTGCATTAAGGTTCAGGTTTGCAGAACCATCGAAAACACCAGAAGCAGTGATGTCTTGAGATAACTGAATCTGTCTGGTAGATGCCAAACGTGCAGCGGTAGAAGCATTACCAATTAAAGTTGCAGTAATTGTACCTGCAGAAAAATTACCATCAGCATCTCTTTGCACAAGAGTATTTGCCGTGTTGGAGGTAGACTCAACAGGACGTTCATATCTCAGTGTATTCCATGCAGAAACACCATCACCGATTTTGATACGACCTGTATCAAGTTCGATCCCGAGTTCTCCTTGTGCCAAGGTTGGGTTAGCGTTTGCCCATTCCTGAGCGCCACCTCGTCTTAATTGAATTCTATTTGCCATTTTTTACGACAACTCTTATGAGATAATGCTTCCAAGTTATTTATGCGTAATAAAAAAAAGGGGACTCTCGTCCCCTCTTTATTACTCTTCAGTTACTTCATCTACCGATGTCTCTTCCTCAGGAGGTGCGGACATAGTTTCGGGATTATAATATTCCAGAGTTTCAATAGCACCCTGAAGTTTTAGTGCGGTTGCTTCATTTTCTTTAATTTTAGAAGCAAGTTGTTGATTTTCGACAATCAACTTTTGGAGACGCTCTTTGAATTGAGTGAGCATCTCGGTTTGAGAGACTTGTTCAATCGACATAATTTAAACCTTTTTGTCTTGTACTAACGTTAGTAAGAGTGATTTTATCTCACTCATATCAGATTTTAATTCAGAAACTTCATTTTGTAAAGTCTCCATTTTTTTCTTTTCTTCCTGCTCAGCTTTATATGCTGCCATGTACTTTTGGTAGGTGCTTTGATTCGCGCACTCGATAGAACCAGTACGCGAATCTTTATACCATCCTTCCTTATCTTTAATAGGAACTTTCATCATACTGCAAGGGCAATAGCTCGGAAGTCTTGAATCTGAGGAACCGATGCTTGGTTAGGAGATATGAAAAGAATCTTCACTTGATATTGAGTAAAGTCAAGTCCACTAACTTCATATTCATAGTCACTAAAGAACAATTGCTCTGTAGTTCCAGGAATTGTTGCATCGTTGGTTGGGAAATATGACCAACCATAAGATTCGATTGGGTCCGTAGAACCCGTAGGTAACACTCTATATAGCGGTTTAATCTGAGTATTGGGTGGACGGTAACCCCCAAAGATTAACTTAATCGCGCTAGATGGATTCGTAAGAGTTGCAATCTTTGTAATATAGATTGCTTCATGAGTATCACCCTCAGAAATTAAAGCATCGTTAGCATTAGATGGATTATTAATCCTATTAGATGTTGTTAACATTGACAATCTGTCCATATCGATAATTGGTGATACATTATCAGTTTCACTTGTCAACGTAATATCCATTCTAAACGATTTACCACCAGAAAGTTCGGAAGACTCATTAATCTGAGAACATATAATCTGAGGGGATGTAAAGTAATTATCCTCATCTAAGAGAATATCATAAAACTCACCAGTATTTGCAAATGAGTTTTGAGTCAAAGAAGTACCATCATTGATGGACGTTCCAGTGACAGTATTAACTCTTGCAGTAATATTACAACCAGGCAGAAGCATTTTTTCAATTTGAGGAGCAAGTACCTCATATTGGATGTTTTGTGTTGCTTGAATATATTCACCACCAGAACGAATTCCAAGTCTAGCAATAGATGATGTAACTACATCATAAGTGTCTAGTGTTGGATTTGAAATTGCAGTATGAGTCTTATTAATTTCTGTGAGAGGAATGCCATCTAAATTGTAACATTCGACAACAGATTCATCACTAAATGCCCTTGCTGTTGTTCCATCAAGACCCCTTTCAGTGATTGTAATTGTCTTACCATCACCACTGATTGCCTCATAAGACATAATTTCATATTCATCCTCATCATAATCGAGACCAACTTTTAATGGGAATATCTCATCGGTATCAGAAGGTGGAGATACTCTAATATATCCAACATTACTATTACTAATCGAAGCCCCATTGATAATCTTGTGGAAGGCAGAACCATCATTGACGTTGATTGTAGTATCAGATGCAGAAATAGAAGATGTCAAAGTAGTTGGACTTACTTCAGAAATAACACCCGAAATAGATACGTTATTGTTGAGACTATGCATACCGTGATTAGTATGAATAATTCTAACTCTTCTCTGAGTAGTAGTAAAAGTTGGTGAAGTTTCTGGGAAAGCATCGCTGACTTCACTAGATTCAACAGCGTCTCCAGAATATACTGGAGCAGTAGATGTGGAAATAGATGCAGTTTTTGCCGACTCAGAACCAGTAATTGTTTCTGGTGTAACATCATCAAAGTTAGTAGAAACATATCTCAGTTCTAAGGTGTTGGTTCCACTATTCCAAGATACTACTTCACCAGTAGGAGCTGCTGCAGAATCTCCAGTAACAGTTTCACCAACAATAAAGTCACCAGTTGCACCAGTTACAACTACCGTTGCAGTTGTCTTTGAAGATACTAAGCGGTTAGTAATAACACCACCAGTATCAGAACCCGCTGCAAATGTACCACTAATATCATTAACCGTCAAAACTACACCACCAGCGGTTTGATCAACATCAACAATAGTTCCCTCTGCAAGGGTAGTCTTTTGATAAACACGAGCACCTTTGGTATAAGGTAGTGTTGTTGAATTCAATACCAACTGAAGTTCTGGTTGGAAAGTTTGAACCGAGTCAATGGGAAGTTCGGCAACACCACCATTACCCTTTCTCAATTCTGCATTATTATAAACAACTACACTGTTTTGTGTGTTATCAAATACTGCTCTATTGAGTTTGAACTTCATATCCTCATATTGGTCAGCAGTCCAAGTTGTTGCGTTCTGCGACTTAAACAAGACACCAGCATAAGGTTGTTCAGAAATAGTTCTATCACCACCAATTTCTTGGTCACCCATTCTAGAAATCCAAACCTGATACTCGTTAGAGTCCGAGAATAGAACAAAACAATGTTCAATAGACTGAGGAATATAAACTGGTGCTCTGAATGTAAACTTTGTTGGGATAGAAGCAGTCTCTGAAGTTTGAATTTCAGTTGGTTCAATAGTAACGTCAGAGAATGGAAGAATCGAAGTAGTAGGATATCCATTTTCCATTGTTCTAATTTGCATGGAAATTGGAATCGTGGCATCCGTAGCGTAGAAATAAATTTCTACAGAGGTTACAAATATACCACCTGGGATATCAACCAAGAATGATTGTGCGAGAGGGTCCCACCAACCAACTTGTCTTGTTTCTGTTCTAGTTGTGCGAACTGTTCTTCTTTGAGTAACAGTGTCACGTACAACATCAGCATTGCGAACTGCCAGAACGTTTTCACGAATTTTCTGTAGTGTTCCTGCTGCAGTAAATTCAACTTCACCCGAAGATGCAACTGCACCTGGGATTCTCGTATCATCTGCTTGAGATGTCATACGAAGAGTTCTTGTGCCAGTCTTCCAACGAGGATTGACATTCTTGATTGGTTCTGGAATAAAGAAGTTTCCTCTATACTTACCAAAACGGTCGGTAACGTGTCTGCGGTCTTTTACGACTGCCTTTGCACCAGAAGCACCTCTAAGAACTTCTCCGACTTGAATATTGCCATAATACTTAGCATTTCTCCCGTTACGCATTGCCTGAGCATAAACATTATGGTTGACAAAGTTTGTATTGGAAGAATATGAAGTGGGAAGTTCGGAATCATCATATGGATTATATCCATTGAACCAACTATCTGGTCTTAAGCATAAAAGTTTACACTTACTTTTTGTTCCAGTAATAGTTTCACCAGGAACAAATGGAATGGAGTTTGTTCTACTATCAACCGATGGGTCTTTAATAACCTCAATAATTTTTGGCGTAACATAATCATTGATATTTTTTCTATCGAAGAAAATGTAGAATCTTGTTCTTGGCTTCATTCTTTCCGCAGTGATACGGATGTTTCTGGAACGCATCCAGCTGATAGATGTGCTAGAAACAATGCTATCACCGAGAGACTGCCTATCAATTCTAGGTACAACTCTAGTTCTGATACCAGTTCTAGTTTGTCTTCTGGTCGTTGTAACAGTTCTACTTGCCAGAACACGACGACCCCTACCACTAACAAAGTTTGCAAAGGTGTGCTCTCTCCAAGTTCTACTACCAGATGTTCTTCTGCCAGTCCAATTTGTTCTCCAAGAACCCCATTGAATAGGAGCGAATCCTCCTCTACCAGTTGCATTTAATCTCTGTCTGGTTGCTTGGAAATTACCTTCAATTGTAGTAACTCTGGTTGGCAATCTCCTTGTATCTACCCAGTTATCTGATGCTGGATCGAGTGTGATGTTACCAATGTAGGCAAAAACATTGAATGGGTTGACATTTTCAACACGAGATGCATAAGGTTGCTCAATGAGAGTATCTTCAGTATAAGGAAGAGAAATAATCGCACCTTCGTCATCAGCAGATGTAGCACCAGTTCTCTGAATATTGGTAGAAAGAGATTCATTAAGAATCAGAGAAAATGCAGTGGTGTAATGAGAAGGTCTAGCAACACCTTCCTCAAAATCTAATGATGCTGAATAATCTACAGAAGTTGTAGAAGATTTAGAATGATCTGTAAAATCGTCTACAATAAAACCATTCTTTAGACGATTTTTACCAGTTGCATCCAAAACGTCAACATTAAAGGTATCACTCTCAAGCATATTGAGAGAGGTATAATATTCAACCTGGTCAATTCTCTTTTCCAGTTTGCCGATATCTCTCATAGTATATCGTCTATTTTCAGACTTAGTGATGATAACATCATCATTGGGGTCAAATCCATATGGAGCATGACGCAGCGTCGCTAAAAGCATACTCTCTTGCAAATCATCAGGTTCACCAGGAAGTTCTTCAGATTTACCTTTAATAACTTTAAATTCTCCATCTGGAGATAAGAACAGTTTATCAATTCTAGGAAGATACCAATCAAAGTCGCAACGGAAATCACTGTCGATTTTTGGAATATCGAAAAGTGTCGCTCCAGGAGTCCCTGATGTTGGATATACTCTGGATTTAAAATCTAACGTAGAGCAGTTAACATATGCAGGAGATGCTACAGAACCAGCACCACTATAAAGATTTTTAACACCAGGTCGGAAATCTAAATAATCGGACAAGAATCTTCCATCATATGTTGGAACATCGCTATAAGATGTGTTCAAATAAGATTGTCCACCAAAATAATCACCTGTTGCAGAATGATTGTAATAATCAAATACAATCTTTAATTTTCTAATAGGGGTAGCAACACCCTTTTCTCTTACGATTTTAGAAATTGCGTATTGGAAGTTGGTTTGTCCAGTTTCCAATCTATACCTATCAGTGATTACCTTAGAACCAGATTCAACAGAACCAACAGAGTCATTAATAATGGCAGAAATAGATGCACTAGTACTATCAAAACCATCGATAGTTTCACCTGGTTGGAATGAACCATCCAAATAAACAATACTGAGTTTTAAAGTACTTGAGTTGAATCCAACAACTCTACCTCTAGCTAAAGATGTTCTACCACTAACAATGCTTCCTGTAGCAAAGAACGCTGGTTCTACTAAAGTAACAGATGGAAGAACTGGATCGTTATCATCTAAAGATTCATAAACGGCATGAATCTTATAGGCATCTGTTAAACCTAACGAAACATCAACATCTTCAATTCTTGTTCCATATAAATTGCTGTAAAGCAATCCATAATTTTGTTTGTCTAAGTTTTGAATAGTCTTGTTAACTTTCAAAACGAACATCTCAACAGGAGATTTTGTTTTTCTCTGTGTTACGTTTTTGGAGATAGTTGCAGTAACCTTAACAGAAGTAATGTTTGTCAGATTATCAACTTGAAGTGTAGTTCTATCACTTGTTGTAAACGATGTATATCCAATAGCATTGCTATCGCTAGTATCAATGGTAACTTGATCGCCAACAGGATGCGTTGTATTAGTACCTGCTAAAACAGTAATGGTGTAATTTGAATCTGAGATTGCTTCAAACTGCTCATTTTCAGGTAATGTGATTGAGATAGAATTTGATGCCACTGTTTGAGCATCAAAAGTTCTTCTGACAATCATAGATTCGTCAGAAATGCTCTTTACAAATGGTTTTGCTAACTGACTAAACAAGTTTGCATTATTAGAACCTTCAAGTCTGGAACGATAACGAATTAGAGTAGATACTGTTCCAGCAGAGGGAGCTGATGCACCAGGAGTTACATTAACTACTTGGTCTGCAAAATTGAAAATAGTTGTTGGATTAGAAGTCGTTAGTGCAGTTGGGTCAACGTAGTCAACGTCAACATAGTCAGTGCTATTAAAGTAGATTCTATCTCCAGCTCTTAAGTCTGCGGCGAAATTGGAATTCAAACCAGTAATAGTTTCAGACCCAGCAGTAGCAACATAAGTAAATGTTTGACCCTGTAAAGTTTTTTCATCTTGAAGAACTACGTCTGCAGTAAATTCTATAGATGTCGTTACTTCATCTCTAGCTGCAACTTGTCGTACATCGGAGAACTGATAGACATGCACTTCCTGAATAGTATCAAGTTGAGTGCCATCTAAAGTTAAAATTTCACCTTTTACAAAAGTACCTTCTACCTGATAAAGTTGAATGTGGTCTGCATTAGTGACAGCATTTACAATGTATCCTTTTGCACCAGAAGTAGAACCAACTAATAATGAACCAGCATCAATAGTTTGATTGCTATCTAATTCAATAATTACAAACATTTGCACATCAAACATGTGCAAAGAATATTCATCATCAGCGTTTCCAAATGTATTATCTGGGTCTTCAATGTGCTCTAATGTTGCAGCTCTTGCATAACCAATGATATTTCCCTGAGCAGTGCCTTGAGAAACTGTGAAGTTATCTCTCAGTTCAAGTGTCTGATAAGCATTAGAGATACTAGAACCGCTAATATTTAAAAATCCATATACATTTTCTACTACACAATTATTACCCAGAGAGAACGGAACAATTACGTTCTGTGCAGAATCGGTCTCTCTTGGTTTATCAAGGTCAACATATGTTGGAGAAAGTGTTTTAACCCTATATCCCCTAACATATGCAGTACCTGGTCCAATTTCAATGGAGTACAAGTCCTCACTTGCAACTGCACCGCTCGAAGTGATACCTCCAGCGGAATAAACTCCATTATTAAATCCATCATCTAAATTCTCTCTCATGTCAACCGTAAAATCGGTGACCACATAATCGCCAGACTCTTCGTATGTTCTAAGAGCCATTGACTTTTCAAGTTCATCATATGCACTACGGTCAACAAGTTTTTCAACTTTAGTGCCATTAATACGAAGTAATTCAATAAAATCTTTATCTGCATCATCCGTAAGGAGTTTCTTAATTAGATTTGCAGTGATTCTGAATCTATGAGCACCAGGAGCAGCATAATTGGATGTTCCTGCAGCATTATCATTAAGACTTAAATCGTCTTCTGGGGTTACAATAGATTCCAGGATTTCTAAACCAATTCTATATCTGGGTTCCGTTCCATATTGGTCAAGGAGAACAGTTTGATATGATACGTCTACGAAGTAACCTCTAATAAAATAAACGCCTGGTTGAATATATGCAACAGAACCTTTTTGTAGAGCACTAGTTGGAAGAAGTTGTGCAAAGGGAGAACCAATTTCAATCAGAGTTGTACCAAATGTAATTTCAGTATCAGTAATTAACTGTTCGTTATCTTGGAAGGTTGCCTCAGTACTTTCATCACCACCAGATTGAATATACTTGATATAAAGTGTAATATATCCCTTGTCTGATTCAGTATCAGAAATAGTGAATAGAACTTTTGCCTTAACGCCTGTTGTTAATCCCTCAATAATTTTTCCGTTTAATTGAGTTCTATAGAGTTCAACATCAGCACCCAAGAACGATTCTTGAAGCATGATAGCATCGACATTCAGGTCATATCCTACCTGACCTGGGATGACCATTGCGCCATCTTTGAACAAGTGTTGTCCGACATTCTCAATCTGATTCTGGAGAACCGACTGCATTGTTGTAAGTTCTCTCGCCTGAATTGGAAATCCAGGACGGAAGAGAACTTTATAAAAGTTCTTATCCTTATCGAAATCGTCGTAATAAGGAGTGACGTTAAGGTTGGTGTTCTGTGCCATTAGAATTCGATTACGATTTTGATGTCTTCTACCTGGTCGTTTGCACGACTAATTGATCTCCTATTATCTATATAAACAACGTTACCGCTGTTTGATTCAATCTCGGGTTTTGCATAACCATTGTTAAACCTCATACCCAAATCATATTCAGTGTTGTTAATAGTTCTGGAAGATGAATTAGGAACGGCAGGAAAATTAACATCTGGTTGACCAGCAGCACCAGATGTTGCTCCATTGATAACGTTAGAACCATCAAACTCGTTTTGTGTACCAGTAACCTCTGGGAAAATACCATCTGTAGCATTCTGATAATACTTCAGAAGTTTAGTAGTAGGATTCCAAGAAATTACTCGACCACGAGCAGTAACGTTTGTTCCACCAACGACTCGGGTTTGAGTGATAATTTCATCAGGTACATAATTACCTTGGAACGTTGGTGAGAAGATAACTGCCTTTGTAGCAGATACAGTCAAATCAGAAATAAGTTCTGCTGTACCAAACTTCAATGGATTGGTAATTAAACCAATACGACGATAGTCGTTATCGATTGGGAAATCGCCAGCACCCTCGTCATAAGAGAGTTTAGCGTTTACCATAACACGAAACGCACCAAGTTCAACGACAGAATCTGCACCATGACCACCAGGAGGGGGAATGATGACATCAACCTGAGCACTGTTTCCAGTACCAATTCCAGTGATGTTATCAACACTAATCTTACCAAAAGTGTATCCAGTACCACCAGAAGTTACTGTCGCAGAAATAATTTTACCACCATCAACAACAATGGAAACACGACCACCAGTGCCATCACCGTTGATAGCAACGTTGTCATACGTTCCATTATTGTATCCTGTTCCCGCAGCATTAATAACAACGGTATCAATTTCACCAGCAACAGCATTAGTTTTTACCGCATCATTGGTAAAAACTGGCATGTAGTCATTGGAGAAAAACTTAAGAACCGAAGCAACAGGAATAGTATACATATACTTCCAGCGATATCCATCGCCAGTAGTAATAATACTAGTAGAAGTACCAGTAGGTTCAACCGTAGAGGGTTTGCCGTTGGGGTCTGAAGGAGAAGTACCGTTGTAAATAACTTTATATACTTGATATTGAGAATTTACAACATAAAAATCGGAGTCATATAATTTAGTCGCACCAGAAGAAGCAGTCTTACTAGGAGAGTAATCATGACGATACATGTCATATGTAAAACCAAGTCCACCAGTAGTTTGTTCTGGAGAAACCCAGTCAATACGACGAACAACCTGAACAGTATCAGCAGCAAGAACTCTTTTCAGAGAAACCATGTCGTCATAAGAACCAGAAAATTCTTGAAACGAATCAACCGCTTGAGGGGGAGAATTCTCATTATCCCAGGGTTGAGGTCTTCCAATGAAAAGATATAACCTATCACGATTTGTTCCTGCGACATCATCACTATCGGTAGGATTTGGTCCTTCCAATGATTTGATAAATTTTCTCGCAGAAAAAATTCTAAATTGATCAGTAAGTAGAGCTGCCATTTGCTATGGTACTATTGTCCTCTTGTTTATTTATGTTGATTACGAACGGATAATTGTTTGATACTCAATACTCTTGATTCTGTATGAAGCACCACCATTTCCAACCAATCTTTCTCCACCAATAATTGCCTGAGCAACAGCACCAGCACCAGTAGTGTCTGATGGGTCATTCGTAAATGTTACTGTTGGATGATAATTATAAGAACCATCTACATATGGAATTATTCCATATCCACCATTAGTAATAGTTAATGAATCAATTTGGTCCCCAGCAGCTGTCATATTGACAGTTGCAGTACACTCAATGTCTCCAATATTTTCAATAGTAACTGTTGGAGCTACACTATAGTTTGTTCCAGGATTTTGGACAATAAAGTCAACAACAGTGCTATTTTGGGAAAATTCATACAAATATCCAGCGATTCCAATATTAATGTTCCCAGTGTTATATGGAACAATACTATTTACAACTAAGATTTGTGAACTTGGGTCCCAAGAAACAACAGTTCCTCTAACACCAGAAATTTCTCCAGTAACAATTTCATTTACACTATAGTTCTGACCATTACTAAAGTTAGCATCCAATTTAATGCTAAGTATGGATGCGTGTTCAACACCATCACTCAATGCGCCAGCAGCACTAATATTTGCATACTTGAATGGAATACTACCATCTTTGATGCTATCACCAACTTGGAAGAGAGTTGTATTCTGCCCACCAACAGTCTCTTCAATACCATAGAGAGAACTGTAGATTCCTCCATCAAGACTAATTTGACTCTCATAGTCCGTCCCTGTATTTACCAAATCAGGAATACCATCACCAGCACCATCCAACTCATCATCATCTTCAAAGGTTTTATCCTGCAATGTTGATAATGGAGACGTTAATAAACTAATAGAATCTCCAACTGAATTGATAACTACATGAGGTAAAAATCCTCCTGGCGCACTAGATGCAACACCCGCATCAAATTGAACAATAGCATCTTCCGTAGATGGAATACCTCCATCAATAAACGCTAACTCATCAACCTCAAAAGTAACTAAAAGTTCTCTTGTAGATGGATTCCAGTCATAAACTTTAGCAACTTTATTGCTAGCATTTTCTACTCTACGAATGACTCTATCACCAACATTAAATTGATAAGTAGAAACACCACTTGGGTCATTCTGCCCAGCATCCAAAATAACTCTCTGGTCGTAATTGAAGTTAACACCCCTTGTTAAACCAGAGAATTTGCCAGCACTTTTAGATGTATAGGAAATAGTTTCAGTTCCCAGAATAATTTCACCAGAACCAGGATATGCAGCAGTAGAATCTACAAAAATTTCTGTATCTGATGGAGCAACATCTTTTACAAGTCCAGTTAAGTAAATATCAGATGAATTGAAAGCCTGTCTCGCTCTAGTTTTACGTTTTAAGTTTACTAACTTGGTGAAAATAATATTTGGTGAACTGACATAACCCTCTCCAGGATTTGTTACATCAATTCCAACAACAGAACCCTGATCAATCCTAGCAACTGCCTCAGCACCAATACCTCCCCCACCAGTGATAAGAATATATGGGGGTTCTTGATAGAATTCTCCAGGGTCGGCAACACTGATAGAAGTAACTTTACCCAAAGTATCAATTGATGCTGCACCTTGAGCACCCTGACCGCCGCCACCTTCAAAAATTAGAGTTGGTGGGGTGGCATATTGCCTTCCAGGATTGGTTAGAGAAAGACCTGTAATACTTTGTACAATTGCAGAACCTGTGGCACCAGTACCCTCTCCACCCAAAATTCTAGCTTTAGCAGGACCAAAATAGTTGTCACCATTTCTAGCCATCTTAATATAAGATACTCGTCCATCATCGGTTAGGACTACATTACCTTCAGCACCTTGAGGTACTACATCATCTGGTACTGGTACTACATCGCCTTCAAATAAAGGTGTGCCATAATATTTTGGACCAATTATGTATGGATATACAGGATTTCCACTAGAGTCCTCAGTCATATAATATGCATAAGTACCATTTGGATATTCTGGAGTAGGACCGAACTTACCATTGTATTCATCTAGAGTTCCAATACCTTCTTCATAAATATAATCTTCTACAAGGTCACCAAGAATATAACCTTCTTGAATAGTTCTGAATCCATGGTCGGGGTCACTATATGCAAACAAGTATAGTAATCTTGGAGCATTTACAGGAATTTCGAATCTTATTTCTCTTTGAGATGCGCCATTAAAAGAACTAATGTAGGTAGTATATGTGACTTCACTGCTATCAATATAATATGAAATCCCTTCACCATCAAATAAGTATGTTGTATCTCCAATGATAATGGGACTTCCTCCATGCCACCCATCTTGTGTAGTTGAGAATAATATAAATTGGTCATCATTACTCGCATCATCTTGATTGAAGATATAAGTTTTTCCTCTGGCAAGATTTAAAAATGATGGTCTAATTCCATCAATTAAAAATTCCCCATTACTAACAGTTACCGCATATGTAATTGTTTCTGGAGTAACTACTTCTTCTCTAGCACCAGGTAATTCATCAGAAGATTTCAATCTATATGAACTAATTTCTCTTTCTACAGCACCACTAGAGTTGTAACCATAAGGACCATAAATGGGATATCCATCAAAAGACATACCAAGAATTTTAGAGTGTCCATCTGGATGACGTGCAAAATCATCATCACCACCACCATAAGTTACCGCTCTAAGTCCCCAATGGTCAAAAGTGGGACCATCGGCACCAAGCATGTAAACATAGACCAACTGATTCTCTCTTCTGACATCAGGTGGAATACCTACAGTTACGGTTTTAATGCTATTGAAACTGGTGTCAAAATAACGAGCAACATAACTAGAACCATACACAGTTCCTGAGAAGAAAATTCTCAAATCTTCACCAATATCAGGAGTTTCGCCACCATTAGCACTATTTCCTCGGATAACTTCCAAATCCAGAGTAAATACGTTTGTTAAGTCTAGTCTAAACGCAACATGTCTGTTTGAAGTACCACTGCCAAATCTAAAATGTCTACCAATATCAAATCCACCAGTTGAACCTGTACCAGTTCCACTGTCTTCAAGAGTGGCACGCAATAGTTCTCCAGAATATTGACTCATCAAATCATCTGGACTGATTGTTGTTTGACCCTTGAAGAACTCACCAATATAATAATCATTTGGTGTTTGTTCGTCATCAACTACAGAACTAAGAACCATATAACCTTCATGTCCTTCATATCCAGACATATACCTATGGTTCTTACAATGATAGTAGATTCTATCATTTTCATCTGGATTCATAATGAATATCGCCTGATATTCATTTTCATAATCTGCTGCTGGAGCAGCAGATACACCTGTACTATTGTAGTATAAACTTCCTCCTGCTAAAGCACCATCTCGACTGGTACTAAATTGCATTGGATGTCCAAGAGGATGAATTTCAGATGGTTGATTAGATACATCACTTTGATTCCAACGAATCAAATAGTTCCTCTGAACTTGAATATTTTCTGGGGCAAAATAATACTGTCCTGGTACAAATGGACCGAATTCAGAAGCTTCTGGTCCGAAATCAATATAGAATATTCCATTGGGAAAAGTTATTGGAGCAGAACCAACCCTAAATTGAAATCCTGTTGAACCCAAAATCAAATCATCAGTAGAAAATAATTCCGTTGTTCCTACAAGTCTCAAATAGATATGAGTAATATCATTCTGAGAATTTCTTACGATTTTAGCAACTGTCCCTCTAGCATTTCCACCAATTTCCTCACAAACTCTACCAACTTCAAGAGGACCAAGGGATTCGTCAAGGTCTGCAACTTCAAGCAAAACATTATCATACTCGACCTTTACATTCCAGGTAAACTGTTTAAAGGTTCCCCATTCAAATACCCCATTGTCCAAAGAAAATTCATCTAGTGTTTTACTACTGTGGTAGTAATAAACGTCGTCTTCAGTTATAGCGTCATATTCATTTGCGTTTTTTACATAAGGATATTTTACAGTGTCAACACTAAATCCTGGGGTAGTTCCTCCATCAGTGTCCCAATCTGGAGTATGAATTAAACCACCATTTGATAAAATACCAGTTACCTTATCTTTTTGCTCTACTCTACCAGTTCCAAAGGGCACATCCTTTCCTGCCCTAAGAATGAAAGTTTGGTCAAAATTTCTATCAGTAAGAGGTCCACCGCCAGGTGCTCTCTCAGATTGAAACGGAGTTGGTTTTGGGTGATTATCAGACTCAATTCTTAATCTATCTGTAATATTTCCACTTGCGCTCAATCCAAATGTTCCTCTGGTAAGAGAATTTGGATGTGATTGCCAAATTCTATTGAAATCAAATGAAGTTACAACGTCAGGTGTTTCCTGTTCTGGAATAATTTGAAGTCTTAATGGGTCATACCCTCTGCCCCTATCTAAAACTCGGACATGGATAATCTTACCAGAATCTTCGTCAATAATTGGATACAGTAGTGCTTCTGCAGTGGGAATGCCACATCCAGTAATGACTAGTCTAGGAGGATCTGCAACGTCATATCCAGACCCACCATCAACAACTTTTACAGCTTTAACACCGAAATTATCATCGAAAATTGGTTCGATGACAGCGCCAGTTCCAGGTACAGTTCTTGCCATTTATTTTAACTTACTACTGTAATTGTTCCGTTCATTGCAGCGTGAAGAGTACACTGATAATAAAGAGTTCCAGGAGCGTCCATAGGAACAGTCCAATACAATACATTAGACCCGCTACCAGACTGACCACTAGTATACGGAGTTCCAGACAATCCCTGTGTACTTTGAATCCTAAAGGGATGCGCTCCACCCTGCACAGAGTTGTCAAATGCATATGTTGCACCTCTCATGACATAAATTGTGGGGTCATTCTGCGTTGTTGGAAATCCAGGACCTGAAAATGTATAATCAGAAGTGCCATTTGCATTCAATTCCCACCACGTTATTGGACTACGTGTTACAACCCAAGAAGTTCCATTCCAGAACAAAGAATCACCCTGAGTAATCCCTGCAACGTTTGTGTCTGTTAACGCAGCCAGAGTAGTTGTTAAAGTGCCATCAAAGTTAATGGTAAGAGTATCTCCTGTCACCGATGTGGTGATATTTGTACCACCTGCAATGGTTAAAGTATCGGTTTGTGTGTTTGCTGTAGTAGAACCAGTGTCGCCAGAAACGGTAGCAAATAAATTGATAGACCCTAGTCCAGCATCATCATTAGCAGGTGCCCAATTAGTGCCATCCCACTTTAAAACCTGACCTGATGTAGGTGCTGTAGTTGTAGTATCTACATCGGAAAGGGAATCAATGTCAGAATATTCTGTTAAAATTTTAACTCTTGCATCACCAACACCACCTGCAGTGATGTTCATATTTACATATGGACTATCATCGCCATCTACAGTATAAAAATATCCAGGATATGTCGCTGCAGCGGGAGCAACACCTGCTGAAGTATACTCATTTATATACTGAATTTTTGTTGGAAAATCTACTGTTCCAGTAGAACCGTCAAATATAGATGTTACTCCACCAACACCAAAAATTAAATCTCCAGTTCCATTAGTAGCAATATTAATATTGCCATTAGAGGAAGAAATAATTGAGTTTCCTGCAACATCTAAAGATGATGTCAAAATGCTGTAATCTGATGGAACAAATGTAGTTCCATCATATCTTAGAACCTGCCCAACTCCAGCATTAGAAACGGTAATGGCTGTTGTAGAACCATTGCCAATTGAGTTATACAGTTCATCAAAATTATCGTTAATCTTGTCGCCACCAGCACGTAAAGTATCACCAGTGTTATCATTAGCGACAGCGCCAAGATTTAGAGATTGTTTAGCCATTACTCGCTACGATTTTTAGTTATTTATTAGATTAGTAAGAGTCATACAATAATTTCAGGGTCAACCAGTTCTTCACCATAATCAGCAAGATTTGGAGGAGTCCAGTCATCAGGAACTTCAGTTTCAACTACAATTTCTGGATTTTGATATCCAGAACCAGAAGAAACAACTTCAACACCAGCAACACCAACCAGTGCCTTAACTTGACCATCGAAACCTGAAATAGAATCGAGTCTAACGCTAGGTCTAGAAGTATATCCAGAACCACCAGCAGTGACGGAAACGGTCTCAATAGTTCCAGATGTCAAATTAGCTTGACCCTGAGCACCCTGACCAAATACAGAACCAAGATAATCAAATGTGATGAGAGAGTTTGAAGATTCAATAACAGCGACTTCACGGTCTTCAGTTTCACCCTGAATTTGAATCAAATCACCAGGTTCAATAGGAGGAATAACCTCAGCAGCATCAACGTCTGCTTCAGAACCAACGTAAGAAAACGCAACAAATGTGGAACCTACGCGAGGAATTTCAGAGAAGATGATTCTAGAACCAACAATCTCAAAACCAATTCCAGGTTCCTGAATAACTCCATTAAGAGAAACAATGATATTGTTCTCTGGTCTAATTGTTGCAGATTGTACACCTTCAGTAAGGGTCAGAGAGTAGAAAACATCATTACGCTTAAGGTTGAAAGATTGACGTAAGGAGTCAAACTCGAACGAAATATCATCCAGTTGTCTAAGTTTACCAGCATAGAATCCAGTAAATGCAGATCCAAGTTCTGGTGGTTCGGTAAACTGAATAGTATCCGAGAATGCAGTAAATGCATTTGTAGCACCAGGAGGTTGCAAGACGCCATTAATAAAGATTAACATATGACCCTCTGGGTCTGGAAGATATGGAACACCATTATCGGTGGTCAGTTTGAATGATGTTTGAACACCATCAAATCCTTTAAATGCTCTCTTAACTCTTGCCTTAAGATCAACAATTTCGAGAATTGCTGCTTCAAAATTATCTGGTCCAAAGATTGCATCCTTAACATCAAATGTTCCAGCAATATTGCTCAGGTATAATCTCTTATTGATTCCAACATCTCGGATATCTTGAACTAAAGCAGAAGCAGCGCCATCAGTCACAACTCGGGTAGAAATGGACGCATATCCAACAGGGAAGTTGGAAGCAATACCATAATCACCAACAATATCACCATTTTGGAAATTACCTTGATATTCACTAACGTAGATGAAATTACTATCAAGGTCAACCTCAGTAATAATGCCGTAAGTATTTGTATCTTGAATGCCAGCAACAACCTTATAAAGTCTATTGCCTACGGTAAACTCTTCTAAATTGCTAAGAATGTTAATACCAAGTCTTACATATCCACTAGAGGCAATCTTATCACCAACACCAATGTCAAGACCAGCAAATTTAGTAACATCGAGATACTGTCTAGAAGATTCTGGATAAACAACCGAAGTTGTTTCAAATGTTCCTAGTAATGTCTCAGTGTCAACTGTCAATTTACCACCAGTGTTAGATGTTACTGATGCTTCAGTTTTAATGAAATCTGTAGGTGTTGCGGTTTGACCACTGGTATAACCTTTAAATGCAATATCTTCAACAAAAGTACCTGCAAGGTCAATAATATGAATGCGATTTTCAATAGAACTAATTTGAGCAGTTGTTCCATTATCGTCACCAACAATTGTGTCAGTAATTGCCCAGGTCCCTGCAGTTACCTCAACATCGAGGTACTTAAAGTTCTCATCCTCATAGAATCCATAAACAGTTCCAGTTGTTCCAGGTGTTCCTTGCTTACTGACACCTTCATTCATAGTGAAAGGACCATCAGTAATATCACCATCAATGCGGAATCTCTGATAAACTTTAACGACTCTACCTTCGTTTAAGGTAATGAATTGTGCCTCAGCAAAAGCATCACTTTGATTACCATAGATATAGTCAGCAGGACTCAATCCACCACCAATTCCTACTGGGATGGTTCTTTCTCCATATGTCTTAGTTGGAAGACTGATGCCATTGATAGTGGTCAGACCAGTATAGTAACTATCTACTGCTAACTGATTAGATATGATGGTTATACCATTTCTAATTAAAGCAGCAATAGAATCTGTAGAATAATTTGCTGCTTGAGTAGAATCATAGAAACTAAAGAATCCAGCGTTACCAGAAGGAGAAAGTAATGTATTGTCAAGAGAATTTGTCATAAACTCTTGGAGCAATTCAAGAGCAAATGTCTTAATATTAAATTCAGTGTCAGAATAGAATATTTCACCAGAAACTGCGGTGTATGGGTCAAGTGTCCCCTTATTGAGTTTCAGACCCCAAGCATAAACTCCCTTTACATTATCCCCAGTGTATGTTGCAGCACCAGTTTCATTTCTAACATAAACTGTAGAGCGCAATTCAGAAACACCAAAGGAGAATGTACCAGTAATGTATACTCTATACCAACCATTTCCATATGGAATTAATCCATAGTCATCTACGGTTATACCACCTTGAGGAGTAAATGGCGAAGCAGAATATGTTCCATCGGAAAGATTCGCATCAAAGAATGCAAGTTTTCTTGTAGAAGCACCAGCATCAAGACCCATTTCCCAACGAATTCTCGAATATTCGCCTGCTTTGAGGAAAATAGAAGTTGTAAATTGTTGAGTGGCATCACCAGTTGGAGAACCTGTATCGAAACTTTCGCCATCCGAATCAAATCTGACCGTTGTTGTATCAAAGGTTTCATAAGCAGTAAGATTGTAATTCTTGTATCTCCAATGTTCAGTAAGATTATTGGTGGAATAAATCTTATCTGCACTTAACGTTCCATCAGGTGCTGCTGTAATATTTTGAGTTACACCAGTTGATTGTCCAGTTGAAAGAGCTAAAACTATATTCTCTGGATTAGTCAGTAAATTAATACCAGAAACTTGCCCTGTGATATTAGATGTGGTAACTCTTGCTAAAGCAAGACTCTTAACATTAGTTGGATTAGTATACCAAGTAAAGACATTACTAATTCCACCAGCATTGACAAAAGGACTAAATGTGCTAGAAAGTGCAGGTGTTGCCCCAGCAGCAGTAATAGAATGACCACTAGGACCATTATCTACAGAAGAACCTTGGCAGGTCAACAATACTGTATTGGGTATGGAAGTTAATGGTACTACTGATGGAGTAAAGTCTGCAGTGTAAACAGCATCGGTTACAATTCTGAAGTTGGAAATGTGACCCTCTGCTCTAGTGCTTCCACCAAGGTTGTTAAATGCAACTAAGGGTTCAATAGCACTAGAATAATCTGTTGCCCATGTATCAGAAATTCCCTGCTGCACACCATCTACATAGATTCTACAATTGCCAATAGAAGTATCATCTCTAACGATTGCAACATGATACCAGGTATTCAAATTGAAATTGTGGGCACGAGTAAAGAAGGTTCCAGAACCACCCCAGAAACCAATCTGAGTCGCACTAAGGAAAAGATTTAGATTATCCTGAACCGAACCGCTTACTTCAAACGTTGTACGACCAGTCCAATAAATCCATGCTTCAAGGGTAATTGCACCAGTTCCAAATTGGAAATCGGAACTACTTGCTACTCTGAGATATTGAGTATTTCCATCAAATTCAACCGAACCCCCAAGACCAGAAGCAACATCAGCAGTACCACTATTAGTACCACCAGTTAAAGTATCACCAGATACCCAAGGAGTTCCTGTAAATGGTCCTACAACCATGAATGTATTTTTCTCAGAATATTCAAGAATTGTTGCAGTTCCACCACCGCTGGATGTAACTACCTCACCAACTTCAAATTCACCCGAAATATTTTCGATGAACACATCATATGCATCAGATGTAGAGGAAGTATCAGTTGTGATGATATCATGGGCAATATTTTCAACCATGTCATCAAGGAACGAGTCATAAGTCCAAGAACCAGAACCAAACTGATTGTTAACTGTTTGTGTAATTTCTTCTCTATAGTAATTCTTATTATAGAGAATATTCTTAGCAGCACCTCTGCCAGCATCACCAGAAGGAGCAAGAATTCCTACTGCAATATCGACCAATTCATTAAGTCTGGTGATTACCTCCGAAATATTAGATGGAGTCTCTGAATCTCTATATGGTGTTTCATCAGTATACTGTGCATTATAATTTGGAGAAGATGCATTAGCACCTTGCTCATAAAGATAGTTGTTCAGAGCATATTCACCAATAACTTTCAGTTGCTCAATTGCATAAACAGTAGCAAGTAACTCATTCTCAATATGATTTAAAGTGAGATCAGAATTCAAATAGAATTCCATATTGGCAATCGTGCTATTATTACCACCAGTCTGTAAGTCGGAAATGATTGCAAGTAACAGATACTTAAGGTCTCTC